AATTCTAGACTTTTTTTTGAATTAAAATTATTAAACAAATACAAAGATAAATATTGGAATAAGAAATCATGGAAATAAAAAATTTTATAAAGATATACGATGAAGTGTTGCCTTGGAAAGTTTTATCAAATTTAATTCGTTTTGCTAATATTTCTAATTTTGAAGAAGCTCAAATTGGAGGGGGAGAAGAAAATAAAAAAAATTTTAATATTAGAAGAACATATACATTACATTTGTCTAATTTAAATAATTCAATGACTAACGTTCACTGGTTTAATTTATTACATAATTATTTTAATAAAAATTTAAAACAATATAAATTTGATGCAAATATTTTAGATTATGATTACAAAAATATTTTTGATATTGAAATATTAAAGTATGAAAATACAGGTTTTTACACTTGGCATGTAGATCATTTTGCAACAATTCCTAGAACAATGAGTTGTATATTATTATTAAATAATGATTATGAAGGTGGAAATTTATGTTTTAGAAATCCAGATGGATCAGGAGAATGGGAAGTGGAAGTTAAACCAAATAGAATGATTATTTGGCCAAGTAATTTTTTATATCCACATACAGTTAAACCAGTGACGAAAGGAACAAGGTATTCAGTTGTAGCATGGGCACTATAAAAGATTTTAAATATAAATTAATTAAAAATTTCTTAACTAAGGAAGAAATAAAATTGTTAACAGATTATTGTAGGATGAAACATAGAATTAATTTTGATTCCTTTGAGTTTTTACAAAGCGATAATGGTGATACTTGTTTTTATGGAGATCCATTAATGGAATCTTTAATGGTTAATAAATTAGAATTAATGCAAAAAGAAACTGGTTTAGAATTATTGTGTACTTATGCTTTTTGGAGAATGTATACTATAAATGCAGATTTAAAAAAACATTTGGATAGGCCTGCTTGTGAAATAAGTGTTACAGTAATGATAGGATCAGATGGAACTAAATGGCCAATATTTATGAATGGCACTGAAATAAATATGGAACCTGGAGATGCTGCGATATATTTAGGGTGTGAAATAGAACATTGGAGAGAAGAATTCAAAGGAGATTGGCATGCTCAAACATTTTTACATTATGTAGATAAAAATGGGAAAAATAAAGAATGGTTTAAAGATAAAAGAATATTATATGGAACCAAAAATGAATATTGATTTAAAACTTAAAGAAATTTCAATAGAGACTTTTTTATTAACAGGTAAAATTAACAATAAAGATATAATAAATAATTTAATTAATTTTATAAAAAATAATAAAAATGAAGAATTAAGTTATAAAACAAATGTAAAAGCTCATTTTACAGGATTTAAAAGTTTGATAGAAAACAAAGATTTTATTAATTTTTTAAAATTAATACAATCAGAAATAAAAATTATACACTCAAATGATTCTATGATATTAGACGCTTGGGGAAATTTATGTAAAATAAATGAAGAGGTTACAGAACATAATCATAGTGGTATTGGTCTTAGTGGATTTTGTGGAATATTATATTTAACAGAAGGTGGTCCAGGTACATATTTTAAAGATTATGATTTATTAGTTAAAGAAGAAATAGGAAAATATATATTATTTCATCCAATATTATTACACAGTGTTAAAAAAATTGAAAATGATATAGAGAGACTTACGGTTGCATTTAATATGCGTACAATTAAAAATTTTGAAAATATTTCTAATATAACCTGGGTTAATTAAAATGAAATTTAAACAGTATGAAAATGGTTCTTGTGATATAGAGTTTTCTTGGAAAGAAAGATTGAATCTTTTAAAAAATGGAAAGCTTCATTTATCCGATGAAAATTTAAAACATTTTGGAAATAATCTTGTTAAAGTAGTAATGGATTGGCAATTAAAATTTAATGAAAAAACACAAAATATAGTAACTCATAGTAACAAAGTAGATTCAAAATAAATATGAAAGAAACTAATCTTTTTACCAGTTCCATATACACTCTTGAAAAAAAAGAATGGTTACATGACTTAAATAATTCTTGTGAAAAATATATAGATCAAGATTATATTAAAAATAATTTTGGAGTATCCAACCATTCAACTAGTTTAACAAACGACAATAATTTTAAAGAATTTAATATATTTATTTGTAAAACTGGAATAGATATTTTAAATGCACAAGGATATAATACTGATATTTATTCTTTAATTATTTCAGAATTGTGGGTACAAGAATTTTCAAAAAAAGGAGGGGGTAATCATAACTCTCATATGCATTCTAATAATCATATTTCTGGTTTTTATTTTTTAAAATGTTCAGAAAAAACATCTTTTCCAGTTTTTCATGATCCTAGACATGTCAAAAAAGCTTTGCAATTAACTCAAAGAAATATTGATAATATTACTTTAGCTAGTGAAAAAATTTCTATGAGAGCACCCTCTGGAACATTTATATTTTTTAACTCATATTTAGAACATGAGTTTGTAGTAGATCATGGTATTGAACCGTTTAGATTCATTCATTTTAATCTACAAGCTGTACCTAAGCAGTTAATTAATAACGATATAAAACGTATTTAAAGTAAGCGTTATACAAGGTATAATGATTCCTAAAATAATTCATCAGACAGCATATTCTAATAAAGAAGAATGGCATCCTATTTGGAAACTTTGTCAACCTTCAGTACTAACTTGTTTTAAAGATTTTGAATATAAATTTTGGGATGACAATAGTTTAGATAATTTTGTTAAAGAAAAATACCCTCAAGTTTACAAAGAGTATAAAAATTTTCCAAGTCACATATTTCAACTAGATTGTGTTAGATATCTATTACTTCATTACTATGGTGGAATTTATATTGATATGGACATCTATTGTTATGATAATTTTTATGATGAGTTAAAAGGAGATATCTTTTTAGTAGAATCAATAAACGATGAATTAGTACAAAATTCTTTAATGGCCTCTGTTCCTAATCATCCATTTTGGATGGACTGTTATGAACTAACTTTACATAGAACAAAAACAATTAAATTAAAACCAAACTTAAATATTTCTTTTAAAAAAGAAGCTGATGAAAATGACAATCTAGTAAGACTTATATCAGGGCCACTAATGTTATCTGATTGTGTAAAACAAAATAAACATTCTATCTATATACTTCCTTATAAATATTTTAATCATGAACCATTATCTTATAAAAAAGAATTTAAAACTAAACATATGCAAAGCGGTATGTGGGGTAAAGAAATTAAAGATGGATTTTATGTTATAAGAAATAATAATGATCCTAGTATTCCAATAGAAGAGTATCATAAATACTCATATAAAATGAAAACCTCTATAGATCTAAACAACTTTGATTTCTATAAAGACTATAGTAAATAACTCTTTATTGTTAATTATATAGATATGGGGTATAAGAACCTTTATACCTTTAAAAATATCTACAATCTTTTAGCTATATTCAATTAGTGGTATAATAACCGTAAATATGCCATTAAAAAAGATACCTTTACCTTCAGGTTTTGATAAGAATGATACAGCCTCTCAAGCAGAGGGGCGCTGGATTGATGGAGATAATATACGTTTTCAATACGGATCTCCTGAAAAGATAGGTGGTTGGCAACAAATTAATACATCCATATTAGTAGGGGCAGCTAGAGACATACATTCTTATTTTGATTTAACTGGTAGACGTTACGTAGTTATTGGAACAAATAAAGTTTTATATGTTCTTTTTGATGGAGAATTTTATGATATTACACCACTTAAAACAGCACTAACAAGTTGCACCTATACATCAACTACAGGTTCTGCAACTGTAACTATTAACAAATCTGCTCATGGTTTATTGGTTGGTGATTTAGTTAATTTTTCAAGTGTAACAACACCAGGTAGTCCTACAACAAGTTTTACAGCAGCAAATTTTACAACCAACTCATTTGAAGTTAAAACAGTACCAACCGCAAATACATTTACAATTACTATGCCTGTAACAGAAACAGGAACAGGGGTTACTGCAGGTGGAACAATTACTACAAACCCTTATGTAATTGTAGGTCCATTATCTGCATCATTTGCATATGGATGGGGAACAGGTTATTGGGGTGGATCAATTCCAACATCAATTACAAATCAATTAAATGGAGCATTAAATAATTCAACAACAACAGTTACCGTTGATTCAACAACAGGATTTCCAGCCACCGGTACAATAGATATTGATTCTGAATTAATTACTTATACAGGTTTAACTGGAACAACTTTTACAGGTTGTGTGAGAGGTGCTAATGGTACAACTGCAGCATCACATTTAGATAATGCTATTGTAACTAATGCTTCAAGTTGGGTTGGTTGGGGATTAGAATCAAATACAACTACAACAACATTAGCCGCTGCTTCCTGGTCTCTAGATAATTTTGGAGAGACATTAATAGCAACTATTAAAAATGGTTCAACATTTGAATGGGATCCTAATGCTGGAGCAGGAGTTTCAACTCGTGCAACTATTATAGCAGGTAATCCTACAGCTTCAGTTTTAACAAGAGTATCAGATAGAGACAGACATTTAGTTCATTTTGGAACTGAAACAACTATTGGCACACCTAGTACACAGGATCCAATGTTTATTAGATTTTCAGATCAAGAAGATATTGAAGTATATGAACCAACTTCTACTAATACTGCAGGTACATTTAGATTAGATAATGGTAGTAGAATTGTAGCTGCTGTTAAAGGTAAAGATTATATATTAGTTTTAACAGATGAAGCAGCCTATACTATGCAATTTGTAGGACCACCATTTACATTTAGCATACGTCAAGTTGGATCTAACTGTGGATGTATTGGACAACACGCTGCAGTATTCGTAGATGGTGCGGTTTATTGGATGGGTGATTCTGGTAACTTCTTTATATTTGATGGTACAGTTAAAACATTACCTTGTACAGTGGATGATTTTATATTTACAATACAAGGCGATAGTTTAGGAGTTAATTTTACAAATGGTGAATTAGTTTTTGCAGGACACAATAGTTTATACAATGAAATTAATTGGTTCTATCCAAAAGCAACCTCTACACAAATAGATAGAGTAGTTACATATAACTATGTAGAAAAAGCTTGGTCTACAGGCACACTTGCAAGAACAACTTATGAGGATGCACACGTTCTTCAAACACCAACAGCTACAAAATTTGATTCAACAAAAACACCAACCTCTCCAACTATTAATGGTATAAGTAATGGAGGCAGTTATGTATTTGCACATGAAGTTGGAGTTAATGAAGTATTAAATTTAACAAGTAATAATACAACAAATATTGTTATATCTTCATTTATAAGATCAGGAGACTTTGATCTTGATATAGAGGGAGATGGTGAATATTTCATTAAAATTAGAAGATTTATACCTGACTTTAAATATTTAGAAGGTAATACCAAAGTAACTTTATTCTTTAAGGCTTACCCCGCAGATTCAACCACGGCTCTAGGACAAACAACAGTAGGACCATTTACAGTATCCTCAACAACAGATAAAATAGATACACGCGCGCGAGGAAGACTTGCTAGCATTAAAATTGAAAACGATGCAATAAATGATAACTGGCGTTATGGAGTATTTAGAGTAGATATACAACCAGATGGCAGAGGCGGAAGTGGACCACAAACATAATGGCTAGAGGAACTTGTTGGAAAGGATTTGAGCAAAAAGGTATGAAGAAAAAAGGTGATAAATTAGTTGCTAATTGTGTAAGGGCAGCAGCAAGAGGTGGAGCAGCTAGAATACCTAGAAAACCAGGACAACCTGCAGGATCAAAAAAACATTCTGATTTATATACAGATGAAAATCCAAAAGGTACTATTCAAGGATTAAAGTTTGCAACTGAAACAGATGCTAGAAAAAGTGTAGCAAAAATTAAAAATAGCGGTCGTAAACAAGCACATAAAATACAAGCAGCGGTAGCGATGGAACAAAGAGCTGGTGTAATGGGTAAAGCGGATGTTGTAAATGTATATCGTAATTATATAGATTCAATTAAGAAGAGCAAACAAGAAGGTGGCTTTATATCTATTAAAGGAAAAGATTATATTAGAGATTTATTATAATGGCAAAAATTAATATATTAATACCAGAACCACAAGATCCCTATACGGTTGATAACTTTAGACAAATCAATCAGGCACTAGAGACTTTACAAAACCAATTAAATACGTCATATCTAAATGATATTAAAAATGAACAAGAAGCATTTGCTTGGTTTATTTTCAGTGGACCAGGTTAAGTTATGACAATACAATATAAAAATCAGGGTTATAATTTAGCTACGACTGCTTTAACAACAGTATTAGTAATTGATGCGCAATCACGAGCAATTATAAAAGAAATATCTATTGCTAATGATACTAATGCTGCAAGAGAAATAGATTATTTTTTTCACGATGTTTCTACAACGACAAATTTTAAATTTTATCATAGTAAAGTTGCAGCAAATTCTCATGACAATGCTGTTCACAATGCACTTGTATTAGAAGAAGGAGATAGTTTGTTATTTCAAGCAGATACTGTAAATGCTATCTCTGGACAAATATCATACGCCTTGTTAAATAGATCACAGGAAAATGGCTAGAAAAGTAAGTAATGGATCAGGTTCTTTTATTAAGTATACTAATAAAAAAAGACCAGGCAGACATAGTAAAAAACGTAATAAAAGAAAAGACCGTAAAGAATATCGTGGACAAGGAAGAAAATGATAAATAGTTTACATAACTTAACAGAGTCACACTATTTTGCTTCACCAATATATTTAGAAAACAAACCTGAGTGGATTAATTATATAAATAATATTTGCGATAAATACATAGACGAAGCAAAAGAAAAAAACATAATAAAAATATTAGAACAAGAAGAAAAATTTAAAAAAAAAATTAATGATTTTGGCATGAGTCATCATAGTAATAATTTAGCACAAGATAAAAATTTGCTTGAATTTATTAACTATATTTCAAAAACAAG